CTTCGGACGCAAGCGCCGCGACAAGCGCCTGGACGGCATCGTCAAGCGTGCCATCGCGGCCGGCAAGCCCGTGTCACAAGCCGACATAGAGAAGATCTCAGGACGTTACGCAGATCGGCTGCTGGCGCTGCGCGGCGAGATGGTCGCGCGCACGGAATCCATCACCGCGATGAACGCTGGCCGGGAGGAGTCGTATCGGCAGCAGGTTGAGGCCGGGAAGCTGGCGCCTGAAAACGTTACGTGCACCTGGTCGGCTACCGGTGACCGCCAGACCCGGCACAGCCACGCGGCAATGAACGGCCAGCGGCGCCGGTTCGGCGAGCCATTCGTAACGCCCAGCGGCGCCCAGATGAACTACCCCGGTGACAGCTCGCTCGGCGCAGGTGCGGAAGAGACCATCGGCTGCCGCTGCATGAAGCAGTACCGGATCGACATGACGGCGGAGGTGCTGCGTGGCCAACAAGTTCGGTGACCAGGTGAAGGCCTTCGCCGAGAAGGCCAAACAGCGCCAGTTGGCGATCTTCCGTGAGTCGGCGCAGGCGGTTATGGAGGATGCGAGCACGCCAGAGGGCGAGGGCGGCAAGATGCCCGTGGCCACCGGCTTCCTTCGCAACTCGGCCGTTGCATCAACCGCGGGTCCGCCTGATGCCGCTGGCGGTGATCCCTCGCTGGTGTTCTCCGGCGTTGAGCTGGGGCAGTCGGTGTGGGCCGGTTGGACTGCCTCCTACGCCCTGCGAATGGAACACGGCTTCTACGGTGAGGACAGCCTCGGCAGGGTCTATGCGCAGTCCGGAAAGGGCTTCATGCGTTCCGCTGCACAGAACTGGGCGTTCACCGTGGACAGGGTCGCAAAGGACGTGAAGGAACGTATCAAATGAGCGACACCGCCATCTATGACGCCTTCGCAGGGCTTGTCGGCGAGTTCGCCGCAGCCATTGGTCTCCCGTCCTCCTATCCCGGCCTCGGCTTCACGCCGCCGGCCACCGGCGCGTGGCTGGAGCTTCAGTGGTTCCCCAACCAGACCCAGAACTACGGGATGGGCGACGACGGTCCCTCGTTGCTGCAGGGGTTCGGGCAGCTGTCGGCCTGTTACCGGCCGGGCGGGGGCATCATCGTGGGCACCACGATCACTGACCAGATCATCGCCGCTTTCGCCAAGGGCACCGCCTTCGCCGGGGTGCGGGTGTATCGGAAGCCGTGGACCAGCTCGATCATCCAGGATCCCGAGCGGATCATGCATCCGGTGACCATCCCCTGGCAGGGCATCGTGTCGGGTTAGAATCCAGCCATGAGCCCCAAGCCGCCCGCCCTACACCTGGTCCGCAGTGACTCTCCGCCCAACGAGGGCGAATTGAAGCAGCTGCGCGATGCCATCGACCGAATGCGGCAAAACCGCCATCTGCTGGATGCCTTCAACAGGGAGCAGGCCCGCTTCGTTCGCGATGAGTACCTCTCCTATGTGGAGGTCGGCTTCACCGCGGCGCAGGCGCTGAAGCTCGTTGCGGCCAAGCTGACGCCGCCAGCGAAGTGAAGGTCTGATGTCTCCGCTCGTCTGGAGCGTCCTCAGTTTCCTGCTCGGCCTTCTGCTGGGTCACTGGCTTGCTGTCGGCAGAGATAGGCGTAAGGAGTTCAATGATCTAGCCGCGCCCCTTCGTGCATGGATCATCCGACAGATCGCCAGGCCAGAAAGTTACATCTCTGAGCCTCCAGCGCTGGTGGAAATTGATGCCTTCACGCAGCGGCTACCAAGGTTTAAGCGCAAGAAGTTCCTGCGTTCTTGGACGGCCATGTTGAAAGCTTACGAGGCTGCTGGAAGCTACAAGCGAGGGGAGTTCACCTTTAGCCGGACCGAAGCTGGCTTGGCTGAGCTTCGATACCTGCGACGGCTAACCAGGCCACGTTGAAAATTCTGAGGCCCGCAGATCGCGGGCCTCTTCTGTTTCACCAACACCCCGCCCCGTGGCGGGTTTTTTTATGCCCATCGCGAGGAGACTCGGCCATGCCCGAAGCACAAACCAATAGCGGTTCCAAGCTGTCCATCTGCGTCCTGCCCCAGAACGAGGACCTCACCGAAACCGCGTTCGCGGCCCTGACCTACGTCCAGGTCAAGAAGGTCGGCAATGTCGGCGAGCGCGGCATCACGACCAACATCGTCACCTACGACACCTGGGACACCGCGGTCGCCCTGAAGGGCAAGGGCATCTCGAATGCCGGCGACCCGGAAGTGGAGATGGCGCGCGACCTCGCCGACCCGGGCCAGATCGCCATGCGTGCCGCGGGCCAGCCCGACGTGCAGGACGCCTATGCGTTCAAGGTTGAGCGTCCGAGCGGCGAGGTCGAGTACCTGCGCGGCCTGGTGACTGGCCCCCGCACGCCCGGCGGCCGCAACGAGGACTTCGTGCTGCACGTGTACTCGCTGGCCCTGAACCAGGTGCCGGTGGAAGTGCCGGCGCCGTAACCGAACACCTCGGGGATAGGGCGGCCGCCTGACAAGCCGGATCTGATCCGGCCGGCTTCCCCGAGGTTCTCTTTCCGGATCGATTTCACAGGGATCACGCCATGACCGAATTGACCACCATCGTTGCAGCCGAGCGCCGCATCGATATCAAGCACCCTGCCACCGACGAACCGGTGGGTCTGGCCATCACCATCCTGCCGGACAGCCATCCGCAGGTCCGGGCAGCCTCCCGCAAGGCGACGAACGAGCGCATGCTCGGTCGCGGCAAGGTCACCGCTGAGAAGTTGGAGGCCGGACGCCTCGATCTGCTGGTGGCATCTGTGGGCGGCTGGGACTGGCAGGGCGAGCTGACCTTCCACGGCGAGAAGCCGGAGTTCAGCGAAAAGGGGCTGCGCAGCCTCTTCAAAGAGCTGCCATGGGTAAGCGACCAGGTCGATATCGCCCTCGGCGACCGTGCGGAGTTCTTTCGCCACGCTGACGAGCCGACTGGCTGAAGCTGCCTACACCGTCGTCCGCTACGACATGGCGGACGAGAAGGGGGAAACCCGACGGCAGCGCAACGAGCGCTTTGAGATCGCCACCCCGGACATGGACCTGCCCGATGAGGGCCTCCACGTCTGGGAGTGGTTCTGGGACCTGTCTGCCCGACGGCGGGCAGGTCCTGAGGCGCTGAGCTACAGCGACGTCGGTGACTGGCAGCGTCTGCTGCAGCTGGACCTGCTCCCGCAAGAGGTCGCGATGCTCATGGCGATGGATGACAAGTACCTCGCCGCCGTGCGGGAGGACCAAGCGGCAGCCCGGGAACGGGCGCTCGACGCGCAGAACGGGAGCAGGTGAAGATGGCTGATATCGCCGAACTTGGGTACAAGGTCGATTCGAGCGGACTGGTCGAAGGCACCAAAGCGCTGGACGACAACGCGGCGGCCGCAGACAAGGCTGGCGGTGCTGCCGAGCGCCTGGAGAAGGACTATCAGGCGCTGGCACGCACCATCGATCGGTCCTCAAGCGCTCTCGGCGACCGCCTCGGCGGCGCGCTGGACCGCATCGGCACGGGCACGGGCGCGGTGATCGCCGAGCTGCAGGCGTTGAACCGCACCAACGTGGAGATGCTGGCCTCGCTTGGGGCGCTGGACGGCAAGCTGTCCAGCACTGCCGGGCAGGTTCAGGCCTACGGCGCGGCAGGAAAATCCGCCGCCGCTGATACCGCAGCTGTATCCACCGCAAGCCAGAAGCTGCAGGCCGACATCGCAGCGCAGGAGGCCCGGTTCCGGTCCGTCGCGCAGGCGGCGGTGGCGTATGCCGAAAGTATGCGCGGGGCAAACGTCTCGGATCGAGCACTGGCCGAAGCCGCCCGGGAGAGCACTTCCGCTCTCAACTCTCGCGCCATGGTGATGGCGAACGCCGGCAGCGAGCAGGAGCGGCTCGCCTCGCGCGCGAAGCTGCTGCAGGCGGCCGAAGCCCGCACTGCGGTGCAGGCGAAGGAGGCGGCACGGGCTACCCAGATGCAGGAGCTGAATCTGCAGAAGCTGCTCGGTCAGATCGACCCTACGGTCGCGGCACTGAACCGCCTGGCAGATCAGGAGCAGCGCTTGGCGAAGGCTCGTGACCTCGGTCTGCTGAAGCCGCAGGTGTTCCAGCAGTATCAGTCACAGCTGGAGGGTGTGCGCGAGAAGACCCTCGCAGCATCTCGTGGCAGTGAAGGCCTGACCAACGCATTTGGCCGGCTCAACATGCAGTCCGCTGAGACGCAGCGAAACCTCTCGCAGCTGGTGACCTACCTGGCGACGGGTAATTTTGGCATGGCGGGCAACCAGATCATGCAGTTGGGTAACCAAGCCGGTATCGCCGGGCGCCTCTTCAGCGTGGCAGGCATTGCCATCGGCGGCACGGCTGCATCACTTGGCGCCTTCGCCGCGGTGGCCGCGACGGGGTACTTCGAGCTACGCAAGCTGGAAGGCGGCCTGGCCGCCACCGGTAATGCCGCCGGCTTCACTGCTGGCGAGCTGATGGCGATGCGGACGGAGCTGGGGCGTGCCGCAGGCAACTACAGCGACGTGGGAGCGGCCCTCGGAGCCCTTGCCAGAGAGGGGCAGGCGAGCGGGGCGACTCTGGAGCTGATCGCCGCCTCAGCGACCAACCTTTCGCTGATGACGGGGACTGCGGTCAGCACCACCGTCAGCGAGATCCAGACGCTGGCCACTGGTGGCGCGGATGCGCTGGCCAAGCTCAACGAGCGCTACAACTTCCTCACGCCGGAGGTATACCGGCATATCGAAGCAGTGCGCGAACAGCGCGGCGATTATGCGGCAACGCAGTCGGCCCTGGAGCAGTTCGATGACGTGATGCGCGATCGCGCTAACAACATGGTCGAAAGCGCAGGGATCGTGGAGTCTGCGTGGAAGGGCGTCGTTACTACCTTCCGTGGTGCGCTGGAAGCGGTGAAGGCCGTTGGACGGAACGACCTCGACAGCCAGTTGAAGGACGCCCAGGACAGCCTGGAGTTCTTCCGCAGCCTGCAGCGGAGCCCCATCCCGGGTGACGCCTCAAGGGGCCGCGCAGGCGAGACTGACATGCGCCAGCGTATCGCTGACCTCACTGCATGGAAGGCCGAACTAT